AGAGAAGGGGATATTTTATATCTCCATTCGTTAGACCGATTTGGGCGAAATAAAGAAGCAATTTTAAATGAGTGGAATGACATCACAAAAGAGAAGGGTGCTCATATTGTTGTACTAGATATGCCGCTATTAGATACAACTAAATATCAAGATAGTCTAGGAACGTTTATTTCAGATTTGGTTTTACAAATTCTTTCCTGGCTTGCTGAAGAGGAGCGCAATAAGATCCGCACCCGACAAAGAGAAGGGATTGACATTGCGCTTGACCAAGGTAGACCATATGGCCGACCTAAGATTGAAATAGACGATACTTTCTTAGAAGTCTATACAAGATGGAGAAACTATGAGATTACAGGAACCCAGGCATACAAAGCTCTAGGAATGAGCAAATCCACATTTTATAAACGAGTAAGGGAATATGAAGCTAAAAAGCCAGTGACGTCTCAAGCATAAAGATTGTACCTAAAGAATAACTACTTAGGTAAATAATGATTAGTTACTTCATTAATATTACCTAAGTAGGAAAAGACGTATTTGAGTATTAGCGCCGTTGATGGAATCTGTAAGGGAGGAGAGCCGGAAGGCGATCGGGCGACCGAATGCCCTGACTTTTATATTTTATACACAATACATGAAATTAAAATTAAATATTTTAATTTGCATATTGCCTAGTTATTGAAGAGCAGTTACAATGAAAGGGAAATAACATTTATTAGAAGGGGATGGTTTTTTTGACAACGTCAATTTTAACGGATAAACAACTGGACGTAGTAAAAAGAATGGTAAACGGTATTGAAATGTACGCCCTCGAAGAAGATAGCAAAGTTTTTGTGTTAGATCATATCGATTCCTTAGAAGACGCATTAGCGCAAGAAGATATTTCTTATACTGAGGATCAGAAAAAAGAAATGGTTAATTTAATTCAAAAGGAATTAGAAGATAGCTATGGATATGAAAATGTTTATTACGGTTCTGCAGAACAATACATCCCGGTTGACGGTCAAATTAAAACCTTCCATGCACAATTAGCTGTACATCTTACAGATAAATAAACAGAAAAAAACCTCCTTCGCGATCAGGAGGTTTTTTTCATGCGTAAAATTTGGACGTACCCACATTCAACAACATCATAAGGTTTTAGCTCAAGGAGGAATCCTTTTGCCAAATGTACAACTATTAAAAATCATCGTGTAAAGCTGAAGCAATAGAAAATTGGAAGAAGTTGAAATTGATCCTTAGACCTCTTTTAGTGTATCAAATCTTATACCGATTGTAAATGATTGTGTTTTGAAAATTCTGAACAACCAAAAACGCCCAGGAAACAAATGAAGGCTAAACATTTGTCCTGGGCGTTTAAGGAGATAGAATTGGACCCCTCCTTATGTATAAGGTGGTAAATCAAATTCATACACACTATATAATCGGCTTAAAAATGAGGTTACTGCATGAGTCAAATGAATAGAAGAGTATACTATCGTAATACCCCTGTTTTAGCGAGATAAACACATCTTTTTTACCGTTTGTTACCGATACTTTTTACTTATTCTTTGTCGCGATCGTCCGGATCGCCTTCCTTTTTCTCCTGCTTCTCATACCAACCTGAATCCTTCTTATATTGTTCTATTTGTTCGTCAGTCCAGCCTTTGTAACGATTGACGATTGCGAATGGCTCCGGGAATCTTTCATCATGTTTAAAAACCCAGTCAATTCCCTGGCGAGACATCTTTAGTTCTCTCGCTACTTCAATACTGCTCTTTAATCGAATTGTTTTTGTTTCTTTCTCCATATATATGCCTCCTAAAACTTGCATATTGCCTAATTACTATAATACCCCCTGTTACCTATCTAGGCAATATGCAAATGAAAATAAAACAAAAAAAGGCGGCTTTACGCCACCCCTTTTCGTAATATTTCAGCTCGTCTATTGTCTTTTGCTACGTTCCAGGAGAGCATGATTTTTATATCCGTTGGGCTTACTCCCTTTTTGAACAACTCGGTTGTAATTTCATGCCCTTTTAAAGATAGAGTGATTAAATCAGTGATAGTGTAAACATTTTGAAGCTCTTTTTTCAGCGTTCGCAGTGCCATGTGAAGCTGTTTTTTATTCATTTGTATTCCTCCTGTTTACTTGCATATTGCCTAATTACCTTAGCGCATGGACATCATACCGTTATAACTTGCACATTGCAATACGATTCACGAAAAAAGTTTACAATCGGTATAACTTATATGTATAATGGGGAAGACCCTTATTTATAGTACTTTAATGTAAACACACACATGAAAAAATGGGACGCCGGTTAGGAAGGCGTCCCATTTTTTATTGCTCATACCTTATCTTTTAAGTCTCCCGGTAATGGTTCCTCGCGGTTTAGCACACGATTAGAATCGCCTATACCTTCAACCGATGGATCTTGTACGATCCCCATGTATGTTAAATAAGCTAAAATAGCGTTTAAAATACCCAGTAACCACTTAACCCACGCATCCAATGCTTCTATATTTATATGAATAGCATGTAAACTATCCAGCCCAAGAATAATAGCCTGGATTAATAATAGCGTTTGAGAAATAAAAGACGATACCCATAATTTATTTTTAAAACGTACCTTCCAGTTTATTTTATTCATCGATACCACCATCCTTTATCATCTAGGAATTGCTTTACTTTCACTAGGTCAAGGCCAGCCACTGTAATTTCTGCGCTTGGATTGCCGATCGCGCGAACATTTAATTCCGAATCAACGCCCTCGTTTTTTAAGAAAATACGAAACTCATTCTCCATACTTTGATTTAAACCACCTGTTAGAATCGTTACAGGAACCGCCTCGACATCCTTAGCTTGCACGAATCCATCCGGTACAGCATACGCCTTGACTCCCTCCGTGTAGCCGTAAATGGAAAACACCGTGTCCTTTTTGAGAACGCGTTGATTTACCGCTAGATTAGAATATTTGTATACTCCAATATCCTTTAGGGCTTTTACTTGGAATGAGTATTTATCCCCCAGTGAAGTTACTTTTGGCAAATCCTCTTCCTTTGGTGTATTCAATTCATTAATCAAATCAGCAACCTTGGCTAAGGTAGCCTTTCCAGCAATGCCATCAGCCTCTAATCCATTACGCGCCTGGAACGCTTTCACCGCTAATTCTAGCTCCGTACCGAATGAGCCATCTGCGCCGTACCTCGGAAGCTTTTCACCCAATTTCAACAGGTTTTGCTGAAGCTCTTTAACTCCTAAACCTGAATCTCCTTTTCTATAAGAAGAAGGTGGATTTGCATCGCCAATAAGACTTACTCCGGAATCGATACTTTTAAAGAAAGAAATATCCATCTCATTGATATCTACATTACCTTTAATGCCAGGAACTTTACCGGAATCCGTAAATTGGAACATGGACCACTTATCCCAAACAATAGAATCGCCAGGGTTATCAAATCCTTTCACACGATTAGAACCACTATAACGAGCTACCCACAACGGATATTTTGCCAGGGCACTTGTGAAGTTAGATTTAATAAAACTGTATCCCGTGTAAAGGATAGGTGTAATGCCTGTTTGATTTTGCAAATAGGCCATCCATTTCGCTGCAAAGGCTGTGACTTTGGCTTTTGATAGCCCTTTGTTTTCCTCCAGATCCAAGCAGTGTGGAAGATCCGCTTTCATGTCTCCCAACTTTTTGAGGAAAAAATCAACTTCAGCTATTGGATCATTGTCTGGATGAGCAAAATGATAAAATCCAACGCGTAACCCTGCATTTTTTGCTGCTATATAGTTATTGTAAGTCGTCTTATCTACATAGCTCTTACCTTCAGTTAGCTTTAAATAGACAAATTTATAACCAGCTGCAGCTACCTTTTTCCAATCTACTTTGCCATTATGATGCGAAACATCTATACCTAATACATTTTGTTTGCTACGACTTTGCATGATTTCACCCTTTCCTTAAAAGATCCACTTACCCGCACCAACTAAGGCCGCTATTTGTGCGGCTGCCTTTAAAAAATCTATAAAAAAGCCCCTCCACCCGGTATCTTTGGATAGAGAGACTGTGATTGAATCTAATTGTTTTTGTATTTGCTCCAGGCGATAAAGAATAATATTCTTGTCCTTTTCTACTACATCAATTTCATTTCCCTGGGATCGCACCTCTCCCTTGATTTCTGAAAGATCCGATTCGAGCCTACGAATACGTTCTTTTAATACTGCTACTGTATCAGGCGTCACGTTCTGTCACCTCACGAATTCCCCATATCGCAAGAACCGATAAAGCAAAATAAGTTCCCGTACTATGCACTAAAAAATGGCCAGACAAAATAAACCCGGCTGAAATAATGCCATATAAAAAGGCACTCATTGTTAAACCGAGTTTTCTCATCCAGTTTTTTTTT